GTCGCCCTTTTCTATCTTTGGATTCCTCAAAGTGAGGGGGCCGAAGCCCCCAGCACCAATTAAAGGAACTTCAAGTTTGCGGTGTTGATCGCAACCAGGCCCAGGTAGTCTGCAGCGTTGCCCAGCGACGATGCGCTGTACGTGAGCTCCAGGTAACCATAACGGGTCATGAACGAAACCACTGGCTCGAAAGTCTGTGGATCGATAACAACGCCCGACGAGGTCAGGGGAACGTAAGGGCAGTAGTATGCCGCTGCGTCGATTTCGCCCTGGCCCTTGTAGCCGACGAGCACTGGAGTGTCGTCCTGTGCGTACTGGTCAACGTAAACGCGAAGCGAGTTGTTCAGCGTACCAACATACTTGGTGTTGGTTGGCGCCTCAAACACACCCTCGGTCGTACGAGCGAATGCCGAAGTGGTAGCCGACTGAAGGATCGTTAGCGCGGTTGGCGAAACGACGATCCAGTTAGCTGCACCGCGACGAGTGCGCTGTGCGATCAGGTTTGCCTGACGGTTGATCAGAACTGCGAGAGCAGCGTGCTCGTCACCAACGAACGTTGCGGTACCCGAAACGTTTGCCTGGTCGTAGCTGGACGTTGCCGCACCTGGAAGCATACGCAGCGAGTTCAGGATTTCCTGATCGATTTCTGCGGTGATTTCCTGTGCGAGAGCAGCCATGATCTCTGCCTCGATGTCGATGCCCTGCTGAGCCTGTGCGTCCTGCTGAGCCTCAAAGGTCCAACGAGCCGACAGCCTGCGCGTACGAGCTTCAACGGTTTCCTTCAGGATCTGGATGCTCAGGCGGTTACCTGCGCGACCCTCAAGTGCCGCAGTCGATGCTGGGCCAACGCGAAGGCGGTTGCCGTTTGCGTCGAAGTTTGGCGAACCGTTACCCGAGTATGCCTTAGCAATCTCGTATGGGCTCAGGGCTTCTGCACCAGCCTGCACGCCAGCAGCGTTGTCCGCATAGCGAACACGCAGGGTGTGGATCTGTGCAACTGGACCGGTCATTGGCTGGACGCCGATGATCTCGTTCGCAATAACAGTAGGCATAACGCGACGCAGAACTGGAAGGATGACCTTGTTCATCGTTGCGACGTTACCGCTTGCGGTTGCGCCTGCCGATGCAGTCTCCATCAGTGGGTTGCGACGCATGAGGTCCTGGCGGGTGTTCTCAAGAACGGTCTCCATGACCTTCTTCTTGTTTGGGTTCGCCGAACCGTCCATGTTCACCAGAAGGTCACGACCCTCGCAAAGAGCGTCCTTAGTGGCCTTCCAATTGCTTTCAAAGAGCTTAGTCATTGGTAAGTTTCTCCTTATTCTTCAATTCCAGCCAGTCGGCGTAGCTCTGCAATTTCGGTCGAAGACCTATTCACAGCAACTTCCTCCGCGCGGGCAGATTCAGCAAGTGGGTTGACGCGGTTGCCAGTTACAGCTACCGTCTTTGTAGGTTCGGCAGCAGTCTCAGACAGCGTGCGACGACCCTGGTTTGCGCTCCTCATGCCCTCATTGAGGACAGTTGGAAGGTACTTCTGGAATGCTTCCTTCATCTTATCCGTCTTCACGGTATCGAGAAGGCTTTCCATCACGTTCCTCTTCTCCTTACTTAGTGGGGAGAGAAGTTCGTTCTTAATCTGGACACGCTGAGCACGCTCTTCGGCCAGCTTTGCGCGACGTGCGCTTGCCTGGACCTCTGCCTTGCTCTCGGCCAGAATCTCGTTGGCTGCATTGAGCTGCTTTGCGGATTCCGATAGCTGCGTCTGCAGCTTGCGGACTTCCGAACCCTCGCTCAAGTAGCTGGTCATGAACTCTGCACTGAAAGCTTCAAACAGTCGGCGACCAAACATATTGTTTCGTGCTTCCTGGATGTCTTCCTTCAGCTGAGTGAGTTCTCCGCGGATCTGAGAATCAATGGTGCTTTCAACCAGCTTGCTTGCGCGAGCGATGAATGCCTTCTTGGTCTCTTCCAGCTTGGTCTTGGACTCTGCAATCAGACGGACACGGGCTTCGACGAGTGCATTCTTGTCCTCGTTGAGTTCGCCAATTTCCTTGCTGAGCTGCTCGAGAACAAAACTCTCGACCTTGTTGATACGTGCAGCAGTCTGCTCGTTCATCGCAATGCGGTGTTCACGAAGCTTCTTCGCGTTAGCGACGTTGGCTTCTGCAAGCTTCTTTTCCTGTGCCTTAACCGAGCCAATCTCTTCCGAGAGCTTGGTCATGACAAACTGCTGAAGCTTGTTTGCGTGCTCTGCCAGCTGACCTTCGTAGAACGCCTTGTTCTCCGAGATCTGTGTTGCCAGCTGAACGCGCTGTTCCTGCATTGCGCGATGATCGGCAGCGAGTTCTTTGATCTCTTCTGCCAACTGCTTCATCACAAACTGTTCCATCATCTGAAGATGACTTGCAGTCTTTGCCTTGTAGGTGGCGCGAGCCTCCTTGATGGCCTGTGTTAGCTTGGTACGCTCCTCGTTGAGAGCCTTGGTTGCCGACACCGACTCAACCGCGTGCTGCTTGACAGCGTCGGTGAGCATGTGGTCCATTGCTTCAACTAGGTCGTTACGGTCTGCTTCAAAGCGAACCGAAAACTCTTCGCGAACCTGTGCCTCAACGTCTTCACGAAGAGAAGCACGAGCCTCGTCCAGCTTTGCGTTCCAGGCTTCCTCTAGAGCAGTTTTTGTGTCCTCATTGAGAAGACCCGACTCTAGAAGCGAATTCAATCCATTATCCATTGGATTTCTCCTTACGCTTTTAGGTTGTTGATCCAGCTCAGGAGCTCTTTTGCAAGATGTCCCTGTGCCTTTGGATCATGCTGTACGGCATGTGCCAGGTCTTCAATGACTGCTCCGCGCCTACGATGCATCAGAGCCTCGTAGACTGCCTTGGGATAAGCCTCGGGTGCTGATGGCCGTGCTACGATGTCCACAGTTACAATCTCGAAGTCCGAGACGTTTCCACGATCATCCACATTACCAGAACCACGCGACGATACGCCCAACTTTACCTGGTTTTCCAGGAGAGTGCGGACGATGTTACCCATAGGAGTTGGAAGAATCTTCAGCTTGCCCATTCCATTGGGGCCATCCATGTACATCTCGGTGATCATGTGACTGACACGGTCGATGTTGATGTTTAGCTCTTCTGGATGATCTGCTTCGCCGAGGACGCTTTCGCCCCTACGCAGGGTTTCATTGATGCTATCAACGGCCGAACGAATTTCGTTGACCGGATAGACGCGCTGGTTATGGTTCTTTGCCCCGCCTTGGACGAAGATGCCGCGCATGAACAAGTCCTTGGGCTTGCCACCGACGCCTTCTGCGCCCTCCTCGACGACGCACTTGGCCTCGTCAAAGTTCATTTTTTCGGTTAGAACCAATGCCATAGTGCTTACTTCCTCTTGAAGTCAGAACCGCGAAGATCAGTTGCCTGACCAATTGGGCTCTTTGGGCTGTCGGAACCGAAGCCTGCCTTCGAGTTCAGCGTGGCAGACTTATCGCCTTCCTTGCTGACCTTGGTGCGACCATCGGTTGCCTTCTTAACCTGGTTCTTCAGGAGTGGACGGCCCTTGACTTCGGGGGAAGCCTCGCGCTCGTGACCTTCGTGATGATCGCTCTTGATCTCCACGGCCCTTCCACCAACACGCGCATCTGCGTCATGCTCGGGAAGTGGGCTCTTGTCGTTCAGGTTAACCTTTGCGCCGTTTGCGCCGATTTCCTTGCCGCCCTGTAGGTTTGGATCCTTTACAGGCTCCAGCGTCCAGGACTCTTCTAGGTCATCGAAATCGTCTGCCGACTCAACAACGTCGCTCTCACCCATCTGATCGCCACCGATAACGAATGCCGCATAAACTGCACTCTTACCGTTTGCCAACTGGATCTTACCAACCTTGTCTGCCTTAGCAGTTGGGTTGAGGTGAAGGATCTTAGCAATTTCAGAAGCAATTTCTTCTGGGCTCATTCCGATAGTGCTGCTGGAGAGGATCCAACCAGCTTCTACATCCTGGCCGCCATCCAAGTGGAACGAGTTAAACTCGCCCTCTTCGGTACCCTGTTGGTACTGAGCCGAAGCCTGCTTGGAGAAAGATGCTTCCTGCCTGGTGAAAACATGATCGTTAGCAGAAGCATCGAATGCCTCATCAACTTCCGCGTCGTCGCCGACTTCGTCACCAAACTCATTGTCCATATCGTCGCCTGCAACGTCGTCGCCTGCAACGTCTGCACCGGTGATCTCTGCGAATTCTGCCTTGAGGCGAGCCATAACAGCTTCCAGGTCCTCAATGGTATCGCCAATGGCTGCTTCAGGGGATAGATCCTCTGGGCCTTCCATGTCACCGTCAGTGTCGTCGCCTTCGATTTCGTCGCCCGCGTCCACATCGCCGTCAAGTTCTTCTTCGCCTTCAGCATCCGTATCTTCGTCTGCTTCGCCGTAGAACTCCTCGGACTCGATTGCTTCCTGGTCATCTTCGATGTCCTGGGAAAGCGTATTGTCTTCCGACATTAGCTCTTCGTGAATCTGCTTGCTGCGCTCCACGAACCACTCATGTAGAAGACCAGTAGCCTCGTTCTGCTCTTCATTGATGAGCATCTCGAGAACCTTGTTCAGGTCTACCGTCTTCATAGGTTGCTCTCCTTGTTACATTGAACATCGCCGGGCTCTGTTCACAGTGTATTTAATCAAAACCTGTTTCCACTATGCGGAAAAGGCTCCAAAACGACCGTTTTTGAGTCTCAGCTTGTTCAGATATAGAAAGTGGGGAGAGTTGCCTCTCCCCACGTTTGCCTTACTTCTTAAGGCCGGTCGCACCC